AATAATAGATAGATTAAAAGGTACGAGATATTCAAAGCATATAATTAATGCTTACCCAGATGCAAGTGGTGGAAACGAGAGTGCAAATGCTTCAGCTTCATCTATTGCTATGATGAGAACAGCAGGGATACGAATAGATGCACCAAATGCTAACCCTTATGTTAGAGATAGGGTAAACAGCACTAACAGACTTTTTGCACAGGATAGAATATTTGTTAATGATAGACTCGAAAAGCTCGTAAATAGCTTACAGATACAAGCATACAAGGATGATGGAACACCTGAAAAGTTTAAAGAGCATAGTGGTGGGGCAGTCGATGACTGGAATGATGCTTTTACTTACTTCATAAATCGTAAATTCGGATTAACTAAGCCTGTAATCTCAACTTATAACGAAAGGATGGTTTAAAATGAACTCCCTATTTTTGGTAACTAAGTGCGAAAAGTGCCTATACTCTAAGACTAAAATAATATGTTATAATTACAAAAACCTTTCAAGGAAAATAAATGAGTGATACACCACAACCCTCAGCATCATATATAAAACACCAAACACAGTTAAAACTCACTCAGGACATTTTCAACGGCTCAGATACAGCAAATAATTATCTAAGACAATTCCCTAAAGAAGATGCAACTCCTTATAAGGAACGACAAGAAGATTCAGCCTTAGACAACTTTGTATTCAGCACAGTAGACACGATTAAAAACATTATATTTCGTAAATCAATCATTACTACCAATGTGACAAATAACGGTGTCAAGGACTGGATAAAGACTATTAACTTTCGTGAGAATTTAAACGAGTTCGCAAAGAAACTTTTAGTCAATCGTATTCGTGATGGTAAAACATATATTCTAGTTGATCGTATGTCATTTAATGCAGAAGAAACAAAAAATGCTTCACAACAAACCGATAATGATAAACGACCTTACTTTGTTAATATCCTTAGAGAAAACCTTATTGAGGTCGAATATGATAAATTCGGACAATATTCAAGAGTAAGCATTAAAGAATTTTACACAGTAAAAAAAGGTGCTTTCGGAAGTGAGTCGAAAGAACAAATAAAAGTTTGGTATCAAGACGGTAAAATAGAGATATACCGTGATGCAGAACTATATTCTACTCAACAAACAACACTCAAACAAATCCCTTTAGTAGAAATAGGTAGCGATGAAGTACCACCTTTGTACGATCAAGCAAAACTAAACATACAACACTTAAACAGAAATAGCGAGTGTTCAAACTATGTACGAGTCGGAGCATCTCCATTCCTTGCAGTCTATGGAAACATTGAGACAGGTAACGACCAAAAGACTCCACCAACTCTAGGTATTAACAGCGGTTTAAAATTCACAGATAAGCAGTCTAGCGGTGTTGAATGGGTAGAGATGACTGGGGCAAACTTTGAAATCATAAATAGTGAGATAACAAAAATAGCTGATATGATGATAAGAAAAACAGTCGAGTTAGTTTCATCTACAAATATCAAAACAGCTACTCAGATTGAAAAAGAGAGTACAGAGGGCGAAAGTAAACTAAATGATTATGCAACTGAGTTAGAATTTGGAATCAATAAAGCTCTTGAATTTATGCAGTTTTTTAGTGAAGCAACACTTGGAGAGAATCTAATCACGGTTAATAAAGATTTTAATAACTCTATATTAAGCCCAGAACAAGCGAACAGCTACAGAATGGACTTCGTGCAAGGAATAATTACTATCGACCAACTTTGGGCATTATATGAAGCTGGAGAGTATCTACCATTAACAGATGATAAAGAGAAATCAACTAATAAGACTTTGCTTAAAGATAATCCAACGGAATAAATGGTATAATACCACACACGGACTTACATTACACGGAATTGTAAGCCTTAGAGTGACTACTTGAAGCACTCTGTAAAACCTTATATCCCAGTAAGGGGAAATCGAAATGAACTTAATAGATAGAATAAAGAAACTATATAACTATTATAAGAATCCTAAATATATGATTATGAAAGGTATTCAGATAAACAATAGAGCTATTATGTTTTTAGGGGCAACCCCAATAAGTCCAAGAGATAGAGAAGAAGAGATGAAAACACATGGCTATATTGATGAATCTTATCAAAAGCTAAAAATATCTTTTAAGAATCAAAAATACACTTATTATAAAAGTAATGTTCATAAAGTAATATGGACTTTTAAAGAGTTGATAAGATGGAGAAGGATGCTACCAAAAAACGATAGTAGATGTTTAGAGTATAGAAATTTAAAGTGGCAAAACATAGTATAATACACTCAAAGGGAAACAATGATTGATTATTTTGACTTAACACTACGAGAGAGTTCAATCTTTGAAAACTACCAATCAAAAGGCTATTCAGACCTATTAATCTATCTAAAAATAGCCGATGAAAGAATAGCTCAAAAGATACTCAGCACAAATGGCGAGTGGACTAAAACGCGACTCAAAGAAGTCAAGCGACTTGTAAACGATGAAATAAACGAAGCATATTCTGGACTTTTTGCACAAACGGGAAAAGATAGTGTAGCAGTAGCACAAATCGTAGCAGATGCAACACTCGGAACTTTAGCAACTATTCCAACTGCAACACTTAATGATTTAATCAGTTCAACACGACCGATCCGAATGAGTGAAGAAGCGGTATATACTTTCAAAGAACTTTTAGGCATATCGCAAGACAATCATGCACGAGCATTAAGGACTCTAATATCAAGCGGTGTGGCTCAGGGACTCACAGCCGAACAGATAGTTAGAGAGTTTAAGATTAAATCTACAAAGCTCTCTAAAGGGCAGTTAAGAAGCAATATTTTTACAATAATAACAAACAGTCGAGCGACTGGAAGATACACAGCGTATAAAGAACTTGAAAAAGCCGAAAATCATAAGGGATATATCTACTCAGCGAAATTAGATAATCGTACCTCAGACTATTGTAGCTCACACCACAACAAGAGATACTATAAACCGATAGAAGAAATCTCTCACTTAATCCATGTTCACGGAAATTGTCGCAGTCAATTTATCGCAATCTCACGACTAGAAATCAACGACTCAGAAATGCAAGAATATAACGAATGGTACGAAAAACAATCAACAGAGTTCAAAAAATCTACACTTTCAAAGTTCAGTTACGAGCAGTATAACAAAGGGAATTATCTCGTTAATGGGTTGAGTGACTTGAATCGTAGCACTTCTTTAGCGACTATTAATAAACTTATATAAATAATTGTAGTATAATACAATTACGAGAATAAGCATTTTAAACTGTCTTAGTAAGGTATCTCAAGCACCTCATGTCTAAGATAGTTTAAAGTGTTTGCATGGAAGCTTGAGAACTCCCACATTTTCACTATAAATAATTTAAAGACCTCAGAGATAAAATGAAAGATAGAAGAATATATATCGTACAGTCGGGGGAGTATTTCAAAATAGGGATGACTAGCGATTTAGTAGAATACAGAGTGAAGTATATGCAAATTGGAAACCCCGTAGAGATAAAAATTATTGCAGAATATAGAAAAGGCAATTCATCGGTAATTGAAAAAGAATTACATAAAATTTTTATAGATAAAAAAGTAAGGGGAGAGTGGTTTTATCTGAATAAAGATGATTTACAATTAATAAAGAAACATTGTGAATAAATAAAATAGAACATTTGCGAAATAAACAACTAAACCCTCTAAACTTAAAGAAATATTACAACTAACCAACTTTTATGATATAATTGTAATACAAACTTTAGGATAAAGGTTCGCAAAATGGATTTAAAAGAGTTATTAGCATTACTGGATGGTAATGATACGGGTATAGCGTTTGTAACAGCACTTAGTGAAAAAGCAAACAATGCAGATGATTTAATTACAAAAATCAATGGTTTAGAAAGTAAAAACTCTGAGATATTAGGTTCTCGTAAAAATCGTGATGAAAAGTATAGTGAGATGTTAGGACTTCTTGGAGTAGAAGAATTGACAGCCGAAGCGATACAAGAGTTTAAAAAGAGTGGTAAGGGTGATGAGAAGTCAATAGCTGAAATTAGTAACCTGAAAGGGTTGTTAGAAGCTGCAAACTTGAACACATCGAATATCACTAAAGACTTTGAAACGAAACTATCTACAATGGCATTGGATAATGAAATTGCGAATAGTGGAATTGGTGCAAATGTTGCAAACA